GGTGCTTGTGTGTTGTTAATTTTATTTTCTGCGTTCCGGCGGTAACTTCAACGCTGGCGGTGATCTCCCCGGTAACAGTGGTGTCGCCCGTGATGTTCACCTCACCCTCGACGTTCAATTTTTTGCACGCGATCGACAGCTCGGAATCCGGTGCGTTCACGCTCAACTTATGCGCCTTGGCATCATAGAACACCTCGGCGCCGTCAGCGTATTTTACGCCCATAGTGTCAGGTCCAGCCCAGTCGGGTGGTGTGTCCGTATCGCTCCAAAGTACCAATACAATGGCGCCCTGCTCGCAATTCTCGTCCATTGAACACAGCACTTGCGCATTTACCTCGACCGGTATCCAGTGCTTCGTTTTGTAGGTAGCCATAGACGGGATGGCCAGCCAGCCGGAAACGATCTCGTTCTCGTCGAACGAAACACGCGCATAGCCCAGGTTCTCACCCTCGCCGATCTCTGATATTATACCCAGCCGAAACATACCTATACCTCTATTTTTCTAATTGTCGCCGTGGTTACGTACCCGCTTGAATTATCGAGGTCATGAGCCGACGATACCACATGCCACTTTCCGGAAAACTTGCCGATGCCAGTCAGCTCGATATTGATCCCCGCTACCAGCTTGACATTCCCCGCAACGGTGATGCTCCCCGTTATTTTGTCCTTGTTTTTTTCTTTCAACGCACCCTTGGCCTTGGCTTGGGCCTGCGTCTCGTTCTCTACCGTAACGTCTCCCTGCCACGTGTCTTTCGACAATGTGCCCTTGCCTCCCTCTTGGTCTGACGGCTCGATCTTCCATCGCCGGACGCTGTTGGTCTTCATATTGCGGGTCGCCACGACAGCCCCGCCAAATACTTGGCTCGTTTTGTCAGTGAACGACGCCCGGCTCAATTCGTTTTTGTGAATGGTCATCACCACGGGCTGAGACTCCAGTTCCTCGGTGTCCATAAACACAAGTTGATCGCCACGAACGGAAAATACGATCCCGTACTCTCTGGCCAGCCTGCTTAAAAATGCGAGGTCTGTCTGCTTCTCCTGCGTCTTGCGCTCGACTTCTATCTTTTGCAGGTCGCTGACATTGCCCACGAGCTTCAGCCCGTGCTTCGTCGCAAAGTATTGGGCGATCTGCTTCAACGACTGCTTTTCGAACGCCTTGCTGTTCTTCGAGCGCAGCGCCTTGGATATAGCGGCACCGATAGCTTTGATTGCAACCGTATCGGGCGGGAACTCCAGCCCGATCTCGTCTATCTCAAAGAGTCCACAATCCAGCGGAGCGTCGGGCGTGCCGATCGACACCTCCAGCGTGTCGCCTTGCTCGGGATACCATCCGTTTTTCCAATGGTCAGTGGTATCTTCGAACGTCAGCGTCAAATCGTCACTTTCCGCCTCCTCTTTGTCTGCATACGACAATCGGGAGAGATAGGGCGACACGTCGGCGGTTACGTTCTTACCATTGACGGTGATTTTCGCAATGACTTTCTCTAACGTTTCCATGGCGGCAGGTCTGTATTTACGTGCATATCGCTGTCTTCGACGATCGGGATCACCAGCACCGTGCCCAGCGGGAAGACCGCCGTAAGCGGTATGAGCGGGTTGGCATCCGATATGATGGCGATCCCGTCCATACTGCCGTAAAACTTGGCAGCGAGCAGATCGATCCGGTCTCCCTCAACGGTCGTATAGTTGAAACTTGACATTTAATTGCCTCCCTCTTTTGTTCCTGCGAACCCCGCTACCGGCGTGGCGCTGGTCGTTACTTTTTCCGCGCTGTCGGACAACTGCCCGACATTCATCTCCAGCACCGACACATCCACCACGTTGTCGATTTTTGCGAGGTTGCTGGCATATGCAATCGCTTCGTCCAATGATGTGGGCAAGTCGCCAGCGCGATCGATTATTTTCTTTGTTGCCGCGACTTTCGTTTTGGCCGACGCATAGAGTCCTTGCGCATCGGCGGCCAGTTGCTGGACCTCGCGCACCCCGCGCTTAAGGCTGGTGGTCCTGCTTTTCACCTTAGCAATCGACTGCTTCATTCCGCTAACCTTTTCCTTGGCTGCGGACACGTCGTTGGTTATACCTGTGGCGGGGCTTGGAGCCGACGCAACAGGCGCCACCGCGATCGGCTTCTGACTACTCAGCGCCCGCCCTGTCGGGGCTGCTTCCTCTTCGCCGGGACTCTCCAGCAAATTCACGGTGACGGTTGCCAGCTCCACCCATCCATCCGCCGCGCACTGCTGGTTGGCGATGTCCAAGCTCGTAATAACGAATTTCCCGACAATTCGCCCGTCTCCGGTAATGTACGGCAGCACCTCGAAAGCGTGCATCGACGCTTTCAACGCATATATCTCGGCCTGCGGATCACAAAATTCTGATGAATATGTGATTGTCAGGCTCAACTCCCGCAGCTCGGCACCAGTCGGCTGGATGGCGTCTTTGTCATTGACACGAGGGATTTGGCCGTATTTTACGGCATCTGCCTCGCTGGTCGATACGGGAGTTTTCAGCCCTTGAAATATGTGATCTCCGAGTTGTGCAAACATGGGTGCCAGCTATTACGCAAAGGACAAACGTGTCTTGTTTTCTTCATATTTACGAATCAGTTCCATGATCTCGTTCGCATGCTGCTTCAGCATTTTTCCGAACTCGTCCCGCACCTCCTGCGTAGTCGATCCGGCGAATGTGATCTGCGGGGCATAGGTAATGGACGGGCCGGTATTCCCGCCGCCTACAATGGTCGAGGTATTCACCGTGCTGGATTGCATCGACTGCGTGATTCCACGGGTCGCTTGCATGGCCACGCCCTCGGTAGCATTTTCGACGATTGCACCCCCTCGATCAAGGCCAACGACCAGCCCCTGCGTGATATTCAGACCATATTCGGCGAACAAACGGGATGGGGAATTGATACCGAGAATAGACTTGAAGCCGTTGGCAATCCTACGGCCGATATTCTTCATTCCCTCGACAATCTTATCGACCATAGAGGTTATTCCATTCCAAAGCCCTTGCAATAGGTTTTTGCCCCACTCATAAAAGCGGGGGCCGAGGTTCTCGAAGAACGTCCCCACATTCTCCCACGCGCCGCGCATCCATTCGACGGGTTGCAGGTTGCTGAACCAGTCTTTGATCCCTCCCCATGCGTTCGAAATGCCGCTCTTGACGTTACCCCAAAGGTTAGAGAACCAGCCTTTCACTGATCCCCATGCCTTTTGCACTCCCTCGCGGGCCTTGCTGATGGTATTTTTGATGCCATCCCAAGCTTTCCCCGCACCGGCCTTGATCCTGCCCCACAAGTTCGAGAACCAGCCCGTTACAGTGCTCCACACCTTTTTGATCGCTTCCCACGCTGCTTTGAATATCCCGACGATAGCGTCCCACAACTTTTTAAACCATGCGGCCACCTCGTCCCAGTACTTGACCAACAATACCACGGCTGCGATAATCGCCATGATACCGGCGACAATCCACACCACTGGACACCCGTACAAGGATGTATTAAATACCCACTGGCCGGCGGCGGCGATCTTCGACCAAACGGAGAATAACGCATATTGCATACGAAACAACAACATGCCGTTTTTGTACTCGCTGACGATTTTGGTACCAATTTTTATGGAATCAGACACTATTCGGAATACCTTACCGAACTGCCCGACGATGAACGTCACGCTACCGATCGCAATGGCAGCCGTGCCTAATATAGCGATCCATTTACCCGTGGTCATCGCTATATTGCCGATTGTGGCGGCCAGTTCGGGATTTTCCTGTACCCATTTTGTTATCTTATCGATAACCTTTGATATTTTTTCGGTTGCCGCCGACAATGCTGGGATCAGTGCTGCACCTAACTGTAACTTAACGCCTTTGACCTGCTCTCCGATATTTTCGAGTTGGTCGCTAAATGCGTCGCCCTTGGCAATCATCTCGTTACTTAACGCAAGTCCCAAACGCTCGGCTTCGGCGTAAAACGCTTTTAGACCGGCCTTGCCATCGTTCAGCATAGGGATCAGATCGGCACCCGACTTGCCGAACAATTCAACCGCCAAAGCGGTCTTTCCGATGCCGTCTTCGGTATTATGAAAAATATCGGCTACATCCTCGAAAATCTCGTTCGGCTGGCGGAGATTACCCGCACTGTCTTTGATTTTGATACCGAGATCCTCGAACGTCTGCATGTACGTCTTATTTCCGCCGGTAGCTTCGGCGACCATTCTGTCGAACTTCACTAACGACGCGGACAATTTTTCAGTTTCGACCCCTGACATCCTACCGGCATACGCAAGTTTTTGGAATGCCTCTACACCGATCCCGGCTCCCCGGGCCATATCGTACATATCACCGGCGTAATCGGCTGTCGATTTTCCAACGGCCAAAATACTACCTCCGACGGCTGCGCTCGCGCCCAGCATGACGGTTCCTGCTTTCGTCATTGAGCGACCTATTTTGCTTGTGGTACGCTCGAATGCAGAAAGTTTGTCCGTCGATTTTTTGACGGCCTCGTCTATAATGCGGCTCATTTTATCCGTTGCAGACAAAATGAACGCTAATTTCAGAGTGTTGGCTGCCATGTGTCGTTATCGCTTTTCGATGCCGGATAATACCACCCGGCGGGGTGTTGTGATCTCTTTTTCGTAAATCTCGACTGCGCGGTCCAAGTAGGCAAAATAATCTTCCACGATCAGATCGAGAACGCCATCTATTCCGCCGCCGGTGAAGTGTGCTAAAAAAACAATATCCGCATGTGGGATTTGTCTGATTAGCACCCTTGCGCCAGCGTCGGACCTTATCCGTTTTTTGAGATGTCCCTTTCTACCTCTTTTTTTGCGTCGGGGAAAAGGAACTCGGTGATCTTATCCATCTCCTCGGTAGTGAAGCCGTCCATCAGATCGTCGTAAACGATCGGCTGACCGTTTACGAGAATTTTGGCGGCCATCAGGTGCATGCCGCGCTCGACGTCCGTCAGGCTCTTGTTGTTGGTTAGCTCCATCTGCTTGCGTACCGTGATACCAATCTCAGCGATCTCGGTGTTGGCGTCGAGCTGGAGCCGCCGCCGAACTGACAAATTCGGCTTGCGATTCAGTGCTTGCTGTCCCATTACAATCCAAGGTTTTGCCTACGTTCAGCCAGCAAGTCCTCGCCGCCGACTTTGTAGATGTTATTGATTACGTCGATTTCGACGATCTCCTCACCGTCTATTTCCAACTTATAATACTGGACGGAAACGGTGGACTCCAGTTCGGTGTCCTCCTTGGCCTTGAACGCGCCACCGGGGAGTGTCTTGGAGTACCCGCGTATGTACATCACGATGGGCTTCTCCTCCGTGATTCCCGTGTTGTCGTATTCCGCTTTGCTGGAACGGATCATCAGGTCCACGGGCTTGAGGAAATTTCCGAAAGCTTTCTGCGCCTCGTTGTCCGGATACGTCCATTTGATCGTCGTTTCGAGTTTATCGAACCCGTTGAAAAACTCGGCCGAACCAATCATGCCCATAGCCTTGTAATCGGTCATAAGGGCCGTAATGGTCGGGGCGGTGATCTCCGACGCCAGCCCGTGCTTGCTGGCATTGTTCACATAGACGTTTGCGTCGTAAACTTTTGCGATATTCATGGCTATTCGATGGTTGAGAGTTTGTTAATGTCGATTTTGTGGTCGAACGTCATGCGCTGCATAGGCACGGCGGGCGTCCACTCGTTGGAAAACGTGACGTATCCCTGTGCCAACTCGGTGGCCGGATTCTTCGCAGGGTCGAAAAAGCACTGCCCGTAAACGATCTTACCTTCGGCTGTCAGCCGGTTGTAGTACTGGTTCACGATGTTGCGAACCAGGTCGATGTCGGCCTGTTTTACCTGCTTAACATCGATAAACTGGGCGCAGGCCATCGTGATCGAACGCTTCATGATCATCAGTGACCGGCGAACGCACTCGAACGCGTCGGGAGTGGTGGTGCTGGGGAACGCTGCGGTGTAGTTTCCCCATTCCACAATGCCGTTGCCGTACATATTAACAACTGTCGTGATGCCTTGTGCGTTCAGCAGGTTGGCCTCACATGTTTTATCTGAGAGCGCGAACGTGATGGGCACGTCGGTACCCTCGATCCCCGTGTAGGCGTGGTTCGACGATGACACATGCCATCCTTCTGTTAAATCGACTTTGGCCCGCAAACCCGCCGCGTAAGCTGACACCGGGAGCGTGAGGTATCTTTCCCCTGGGTCCTCGACATCCGGGTTATATTCCGGGTTCGCAACAAGGACATGCGGGAAAAGAAGCTTTTGCCCGGCTTTGAGTGTGGCAAAGTCACCCTCCGCACCGCGCGACTCAATGGCTTGGTTGAAGCCCCAGCCGTCGGGTGTGTCAATATATGCCATCGCCTCGGTTTTCTCAGTAATGACAATCAACTCCTGCTTCACTGCATCCAATGCGGAATATCGCGGTGCGATGTAGATCATCGGTTCAAAGCCGTATTTGTTTCCTGCGGTCTCAAACAGTTTAAGACCTGTACGCTCACCCGTTTCGGAAACCGTACCCACAATGTCGGCGCCGGTGATCTCGGCGGTGGCATCCTTTACTTTGACGACAAACACCAAGGCGCTGCCGGCAGTGCTGTCTTGCATGCGGATCGCCTTAAGTGCTTCGGGGATGGTTCCTTTTGTACCGAATGCGGCATCGTCCGCCGCGCTCTTGCACAACGTGAGGACGTTAGTGTCGCCCTTATCCGCTGTACCCACCAGCCCGATAACCGCCGTAACGATGTCGTTCACGGGCACCGTGTCGCTGGTGACGTTGATGTGCTCTATACCATGTAAAAAATCTGCCATGTCATAAAATTGTTATACCGTTTCCGGCGTGGTTTGTATTTATCCGGCTATTTCTTTTTGCTGTCAGCCGGTTCGACAGTTGTCGCAGCCACCTCTTTGATTTGGCGGCGGGCTACCATCGCACGAACCGCGATGTCATTCTCTGGCAACTCGACGGCATCGCCTTTTTTCAGCGCGTACTCCTTGCGGGCCGCACCATCCTTGACGCTGAATACAACGTAAGGACTCACTACCTCATACTTTTTCATTTTTGGGTAAATTCGTTTTCGATTTGTCTGATCGTCGGGATGTCATCGGGCCGGTCTACCTCGACAGAATACGCGGCAAACGAAAACGTGAGCGCATACTGCCAATAGTTATGTAGGCCCGATACATAGCCGAAAGAGTTAAAGTAAATGGGCGTTTTCGCGCCCTGCATCCGATAGCCCAGCAGGCGGGATTTCGCGGCCTCATAGACGTCGAAAAGCCCCAGTTTTCCCCGCCGGTTCTTTGCGCGGATGAATAGCTCGCATTGAACGGTTCCCAGTTGGGCCACGACGGCCAACTCCTCGCGCTCGGCGAACTCCGTACCATTGACCAGCACGAAAATCTGCGGTCTCTCCGTCTGACGCGGCAACTCCAGCGCCTCGACTTTTGGCAACGGCTTGACATCGACACCCGGCATCTGCAACAGCGCAACCAGTTCGTCCTCATATTTTTCATAGGGGGACATGCTGGGATCTGCCTTGGTTGTCAGTTGTTCCATGGTCTATTCTTCGCTTTCGTCGTGCGGCGTCAAATGCGCCACGTAGGTTTTCCCGTCAAATTTGGTCTCCACCGCTGTGACCAAATACCGCTTCCCTCGGATTTCGAGGTATTCGGTCGTCTCGGCGTCCACGGCTTGCTTCATCCCGACGAAATTATCTTCGTAATACTCTGCGGTTGCCGTGCTCGGCCGGTATTCGTAGCCTTCGGAGTCTCCGATCTGCGTGGGTTCGCTTGGGTCTTTGAACAGCGCCCGCCCGGGGATGTTTCCCCGATTTGAGGATAGCCAAACAGCGGGTTCGCCCATAAGGTTGGAAATGGTCGAAGACGCCATTTTGGCCATCCTGTCAAATCGGTTGTCCATACGCTCGGAGGTTATACGTTCAACTTGACCAGCACCGTGGTGTCTGCCGCTGCTGCGGCCTCCCAAGCTATGCCCACCGGCTTGTTGTCGGTAGCGGTCGCCACGATGCCAGAACCGTCTGCGGCAGCATACACCTTTTGGCCCTGTGTGATCGCGCCGGAACCTTTGGCCAACTCGTACACGCCCGTGACGTTCAACACGACGGTCTCGTCTACGGCACCGTCGGTAACGGCGACACCGGCCAAATCCCCAATTACGCGCACCTCGCCGCTTTTGATCGCGGTGTCGGCGACTTTATATTCGATGGTCTTACCATCCTGAATGAAGTTTTTCATTGTTTTGAAGTTTTAATTTTCGCTTAAAAGATGGGGCGGGTATGGTAAGCCCCGCCCCATGCGGGATGTTTGCCGTTACGCTATTTTCCCGCTGCTTTCACGATGCCACGGTAGTCGATTGCGGCGGCGCCGAAATCGCCACGGACGGCATAGTCCATGGAGTCGGTTTTGAACTCCTCTGTACTGTCCACACGCAGACCCTCGTTGCCCTCCAGATATGCGTAATAGAGACTGTCCACCGCATACGGGTCGGCCATCAGATACCAAGCCGCCGGGTCGGTCAATCGCGGCTCAACGATCACGTCGAACGCGCCGGCGAAGACGTTCACGTCTGCCGACTTGGTGGGGGTCGTGGCGGTGATCAGCTTTTTGGCCATCATCTCGTTCTCCGGCGACACAACGAGGTAGCGCGGAACCATGCGGATGATCTGACCCGCGATGTCTTTCTGCTTCATCATCGCCGTCTTGGCCGCCGCAAGACTCGTTTCGCTCAATGCGCTGCTGGTGCCCGAGAGGAGGTTACCATGGGTCGTGTCGAAAATTCCCTTGCCGTCGGACATCTTCACGTTGTCCGTCAGCAGTCCCCACACGAGGTTCCCACGGAGCATATCCCAGTGGCGGACAAATGCCGACGGGATAATCGAGAATACACCCAGGTCGTCATTGATGAACGCCTGGCGCGTGTAGCTGATACCCTCGCCGAACGTCTCGACGCGGATCGTCTCCTTGCTCTCCTTAAGCGTGGTGTACTTAATTTCGCCACCCTCGGGGATCTTCTTCATGCCGTTGACGACACCGGCCGAATAGAGACCACGGGCGCGGAAATCGTCCACGCTGGTCTGACGGGCGATTTTGTCCCAAAACTCCGGCGCGAACTCATACTGCGCCCGCAGCATCTTGTTGATCACGCCCTCGAACAACAGCGGGAAATCGCTGGTGCTGTGCGCACGGCTGAAAAACGTCTTGGCCACCTCGGAACGGTCCATGCCTCGGGTGCTAATGCCGCGCTCGGACAACAGTTCACGGCCGATCTCTACCATGGTCATGCCACGGAACTCGCGGGCGCCGGCGTCCAACGAGAACTTGGACGGATAAATGCGGTGCAGCAGTGCGTTCTCCACGGCCATACGCTTCTTGGTGCCAGCATCCAAGCCGGTCGCACGGACACTATGGTTACCGTTCACGCCGTTTTCCTGACTTCGTTTAGCCAGCCGTCGCATAATCGCGGTGCTGCACTGCTCCACGGTAAGATCGGTACCGACCAGTGCCAGCGCGTAATCGGCGGAAAGGCCAGCGGCACGGGCCATTTGCTGGATCGCTTGCGTTCGCTTGCGGTTCTCTTCTGTCTGTTCCGTTCCTCCGGTAGCTTCAGTTACCGCAGCTGCGGCATCTTTAGCAGCTGCGGCTGCATCCTCGGCTGCGGCTGCTGCATCCTCGGCCGCTGCAACTACATCCTCGTTCGTTTTGGCTTCGTCGGAGTCAGTCGGCGTGACCTCTTCCTCAATCAGTGTGAGTGTAATGGTATCGCCCACTTCGCCATCGGAAAGGGCAACGCCCTTAACG